TACGAGATACTGATCGGTCTCGTGGGCTCGGAGATGTGTATAAGAGACAGACAGAAAAGAGAAACCTATTAAAAGAGATTATGAACCTTGCTTGGTCATTTGTACGCAAGAACGGTTATTCAATGAGTGAAGCATTGAAATGCGCTTGGACTAATATCAAACTTCGTGCATTGCTTCATAAGAAGGTGGTTGAGTTCTATTTCAAGAAAACAGACGGCACACTGCGTCAGGCTTTCGGTACTTTAATGAGTGGCAGAATACCAGAGACAAAGGGTACAAAGAAAACAGCAGATAACTGCCAGGTGTATTTCGATTGTGAAAAAGAAGAATGGCGTTGTTTCAAAAAATGCAACCTTATAAAGATAGCTTAGTATTAACATTTAAAAGAATATGACTTATGAGAATTATAGACTTTAATCCTGAATTGCACAAGATAACATTTACTAACAAACAAGAAACAGTAATAACTGAATCAAACATTATGTTATTAAAACGAATGTTCAACAACCCCGAAAAATACCAGTATTACATGAAAACACTTTGGCTGTTGCGTTCTCTGAGTGAAAAGAAATGTTGTAAAGATGGCATGATAGACTCTAATGATGAAGTTTACCCGATATTTAGGCTTGCAAATGAACTTATTGGTAGTCTGCTACGAGAAGACACCTTTTTTGACTGCGAAGGTAATCTTATGCAAGGCTTTAATCCAAACATGATGAAAACTGCAATGTAAATCCCTCACACGATTATTTTGAAACAATCAGCCAAATGTTTGTTCTGATTACGGCAATTTTTAGGATAAACATTTGGCGGTTGGTAATTTTGCCATAGAATGAAATGCGCTTCGTGGCAGTTGCGCTGCAAAGATATTCAAGGCATTTCTTTCAAGGGGTAAACTGCCACTTTAGACCTCTTTTAAGATTTGCCTTTTTATATGTCAGGCGTGACAGGTCAAGGCAAGACATTCAGGTGTGCATGGGTTCAAATCCCAGCTTGCTACTACGGTCAAAATAAAATCCTCATTGATGAATTGACCGGTCATCAATGAGGATATGTTTAATTCAGGTTTTACAGCGTATGAACAAAGAAACCATAAATGAATCCCAATTCATACGGTACAAAGATAAGCAAATTTCTTATTGTACCTACAATGGCAGGATATATATTTCTTGCAAGGGGCTTAATTCTGATGTCGGGATAAGCATAAGCGAATGGAAATCAAAGAACATGTTGCAAATAAAAACGTATGCAGCCGAAAACGGATTGAAACTAAGAGAAATCATGTATTTCGGCCAGTATCTAGAAATCGGGATAGCTTTGATGTATTTCGCAAACAATAAAGAATTGACAGAGTGTGTAAAGAGTCAGATTGGTAACTTAAATTCAAAAAATATGAATGAGATACAGGTTTTACAGAGAACAACTTTATTAGGTAAAGAACTTACCGTTTACGGCAATGCAGAGAATCCGTTGTTTCTTGCTAAAGATGTAGCAGAGTGGATTGAATACGATGTAAGCAGCCTTAATAAACTCGTAAATACAGTAGACGAAGATGAAAGGCTGGTCGGAACATTATTCCGGTCAGGTCAGAACCGTCAAGTCTGGATGCTGACAGAGAGCGGTTTATATGAAGTCCTGATGCAAAGCCGCAAGCCAATAGCCAAACAGTTCAAGAAAGGCGTAAAAGCCATACTGAAAGAAATCCGAACTAAAGGCGGTTATATGGCAGTAAAATCGGATGATACGCCAGAAGAAATCATGGCAAAAGCCATCCTGTTAGCAAACTCAACCATCGAAAGGCAGAAAGAACGAATATCTGTACTTGAAACCGAAAAGAATCTGGTAGAAGAACAGAACAGACTGATGGCGCCAAAAGCTGCCTACTTCGACAATGTCCTTCAAAGCGAAGGATTGATAACAACAAATATCATAGCCAACGAACTTGGCATGAGTGCCAAAAAGCTGTACAAGATATTAAAAGATTTAGGCGTATTGTACAACCAGAATGGGGTTTACATGCTTTATGCCAAATACAGGGGATTAGGTTATGACAAGTACAGGACACACACCTATACAAGTGATACCACTGGTATGCAGGTTGCAAAGCAATACTTGTGTTGGACGCAACTTGGTAGAAAGTTTATACTTGATTTAGTAAACAGTAAATCGGCAGCTTAAAAACCGTTCATACACACGTCATTAAGTTGGCGTGTGTATAAAATGAAACAATTAGCAAATTGTTTCGTATGCGTTGAATTGTTATTCAAAATTGTCTTCATAATGGGGTATCTTTGTATAGATGCCATCGCGGGTTAGAGCAGTGGTCAGCTCGTCACTTTGACTTGGTGAAGGCCGGTGGTTCGAATCCATCACCCGCAACTAACATTTAAACTTTACACGATTATGAAAGTATTGACATTACAGATTAACAAAGAATGTTTTCAAGACATTCTAAATGGCAAACAAGATGTAGAACACAGGTATGTATATCCCTCTAATGTATCACGATATGTTTATTTTAGACATGATGGCAAAGAATACAAACGACAAGAGGATATACCCGACGATGATAAAGAGATTGAAGTAATACCAATCAAATATGATGCCTTATACTTAATCAATGGCAGACGAAAAGATGCACCACGTCTCACTGTGGAGGTGAAATCTGCCGAGTATGTTATTTTCGCTGATGAAGAAGGCAATGATCTTACAAAAATAGAAAACGGCGTAGAATACTTGATAAGTCAAGTATGGTATCATCTTGGCAAAGTAATAAGTACAGAGAACATTTAATCTAAATAGTCAAAAGCTGAGTCACAAGAGCAATTAACAGAGTTGCCGGGCCAAGACGAAATATGAATGGTGCCGGTTTAGGTGGAAGACTGGTAGCAAACCGTAGAAATACGGCAAGTGCTTCACAGTTAGGTAGTAGAGAACAAAGGCGATATGACTTAAATGTTGCCTTTAGTGGTGAAGGGGGTAAATGATGAACAAATATTTACTGTCTATGCAGATAATACAGAGTATCCGTGAAAAAACTGATACTGCTGTATTATATTATTCAGCCGGAGGTAAAGATAGTATAGCCTTATTGGACATGCTTGCTGGTATGTTTAATAAGGTTATATGCTATTATATGTACCTTATTCCCAACTTAGACCATGTCCAACCTTATATCAAATGGGCAGAAACAAAATACAATAACGTAGAAATTCGCCAAATAAAGCATTTTCAACGTGATTATTATGATGCCTGTGGATTCTTTCGTGAACCAAACATTTCAATCAAGCCAAGAAAAATTGGAGAAATAGAACAAGCTGTGAGAGAAGAAACAGGCATATCATACGCATTCAGCGGGATGAAAGGTGTAGATGGATACATGAAGCGGATGCGGTTAAAGAAATTCGCGAAGTCCAGTTATATAACAGACAAAGGTATGGTCTATCCTCTTGCATTATGGACGAACAAGGAAGTGCTTCAATATATTAGACTAAGAGGATTAATACAACCTTTTGTGTATGATCCAGGTGCTATAAGTCAAGGTTTTACCATTGATTTAAAAACAATGCTCATGATGCGAAACAAATATCCACATGATTTTAAACGTATTTTGGAAGAGTTCCCATACTCTGAAAAGCTAATTTTCGATTATGAATATAAACACAGAAAGTAGAGGTATTGAGTCAGAAAAAAAATCGTTATCGGAATTAGAAAGTCAAAGAATGCGTATTCTGTATCGTGCAGCTCGTCAATATGGGCTAGGCACAAACAGACAGCATTCTGTACGTGATAGAGTCAATTCTGTTACAAGCAGATATAGAACAAATATGTTCAGATACTTTGGTTCAGACACGATTTCTCCTGCACAAGTAAAACAAGGAGTACCAAAAAGATTTTATGTAGGATTAAAAAACGCGCAAGGTAGTAAAGGATGATGACAAGAAATAAAATAACGCAACCGGAAAGTAGGGAGATACAACGAAGTATCATAAAATTTGCCAATTATAATCCTCGTAAAATTGCCCCAGAAGCTCGAAAGAACTTGAAAGCGAACTTAAAACGTATAGGATTATTGGGCGGTGTAGTTTGGAATGAAGTTACAGGTAATCTTGTATCAGGGCATCAGCGTATCTCGATTATGGATGAGGTGAATAAGTATAACTCTGACACGAAAGAAAATGACTATCTAATTCGTGTTGAAGTAGTTCACATGGATGAAAAAACCGAGAAAGAACAAAATATCTTTATGAATAACAGAAATGTTCAAGGAGAGTTTGATTCCGATATGTTGAAAGAACTACTTGATGGCATTGATTATAATTATGCTGGGCTAAATGATTTTGACCTAAATATGTTAGGTGTCGGTGATATTGATTTTGCTGTAAATGATGAAATTTGGAGTAAAGACAATATTCTAAACGATTCACTATACAGTATAGATGAAATAACCAAAGAAGGAGAAGAAAATAAAAACATTGATCGTTCCGGGGACTTTTATAGCGATTCAAAAGAAAATCAAATTGCACGCCACAATGAAGTACAAAAAATAAAAGACAGAATAGGACGTCAAAATAGTTTTGAGAAAGACAATGGTATGTTAAGTTATGTCGTTTTGTCTTTCAAAAGTCCTACAGAAAGAGCGAACTTCATGGAAATGTTCGGTTATGGATTTGATGAACGTTATATTGACGGAAAGGAGTTTATGGATAGGGTCGAATTTGGAATTGAGTAATCAAAATAAACAGATACGCGCGCATGGGAAAGAAGCCAGACATATCGAAATTCAGAGAGGTCCTTCATAAAACAGGTGGAAATCTCTCTAAAGTTGCTGCTGTATTCAATGTAACCCGAAAAACCGTGTATGATTGGGCCAGAACAGACTGCCAGTTCAAAGATGCTATCACCGACGAAAGAGGTTCTCTGGTAGATGAATGCCTTGTATCTGCACGTGTACTTGCGCTTGGTATCCCTGAGAAAGATGAAAATGGGAACTTTATCGGATGGCGTGAACGTCCAGATGGGTATATGATTCGCTATTTACTTTCCACATTAGGAAGAAAAGAAGGTTTTGGAGACCGAGAAGACGAAGACGCAGATATTCCAAAGGATATTAACCACGGAATTTCTATTGACTCATGGATTAAAGACAAACTGAAATGATTGTACCCCAAACGATATATCATCCGCTATATACCGATAGCGAGAAGTTTATCATCCTTATCACCGGTGGCCGTGGATCGGGAAAGTCTTTCAACGCTTCCACCTTCATTGAGCGGCTGACGTTCGAGATGACTCCCACAGAGAAGATAGTCCACCAGATTCTTTATACCCGTTACACGATGGTATCTGCCGGGATGTCTATCATTCCAGAGATGATGGAAAAGATAGATTTGGATGGAACCACAAAGTATTTCAAGACCACCAAGACGGACATCGTAAACCGGATGACCGGCAGTCGTATCATGTTCCGTGGTATCAAGACTTCTTCCGGGAATCAGACAGCCAAGCTGAAATCCATTCAGGGTATCACCACCTTTGTATGTGATGAAGCAGAGGAATGGACCAGTGAGGACGAGTTTGACAAGATTATGCTCTCCATCCGTAAGAAGGGAATTCAGAACCGGATTATCATCATCATGAATCCATGCGATTCAAACCATTTCATCTACAAGAAATACATCGAGAATACTCATCGGCTGGTGGAGATTGACGGCGTCCAGGTACAGATTTCCACCCATCCGAATGTACTTCATATCCATACGACTTACTTCGACAATATAGAGAACCTTTCTCCTGAGTTCCTGAGAGAAGTCAAGGAAATGAAAGAGAAGAATCCGGAGAAGTACGCTCATGTGGTTATCGGACGTTGGGCGGACGTGGCCGAAGGTGCCGTGTTCAAGAAATGGGGTATCGTGGATGAGTTCCCAATGTGGTGCAAGAAGGTCGGAATCGGGCTGGATTTTGGTTATACCAATGATCCTACAGCAGCTATCAGATGTGGAATCATAGACAATGCACTGTATTTGGATGAGCTGGATTATAGAACTGGATTATTATCTGGGGATATTATAAAGACGCTACGCCCGTGGAATTTGAGAGTGATTGCCGACAGTGCGGACCCGCGACTCATTCAGGAGATTCATAACGGAGGGATTAAAATATACGCGGTAGAGAAAGGACAAGGTTCTGTCAATGCCGGTATTGACAAGATGCAGGGTATGGAAATTTTCATTACAAGGCGTTCTTACAATCTTCAACGGGAGTTCAGAAATTATGTTTGGGCAAAGGATAAGGACGGAAACTACATCAACGAGCCGGAAGACCACGATAACCACGGTATTGACGCTGCACGCTACTATGTGCTGGGAGAACTTCTCGGTAGAATTATGAAACCCAAAGACGTTTCAGGAATATTTGGACATTAAACTTTGAGATATGACTATAGAAGAAATTTTAGCTATGCCGGAAGTAGAGAGAAAAATCTACTATCTGAAAAAAGGACGAAAGACCGAGCAACCAAACGCTCACGCTCTTTACAACGACTGGAATCCGAACAAGCACGAGATAGTGATAGATGAAGAGAAATACCCGAAAATCAAAATCACTACCCAGCCTGAGAAACGGATTACAGACCCTACAACCGGGAAAGAATATGTTGAGCCGGCGGTAAGGAAAGAAGTTGACCCGAACAGGATTGCTCTTCCTATCGAGCAGGACATCGTGAATATTCAGACAGCCTTCACCGTGGGAACAGAACCGGTCCTTGATTGCCAGCCGGACCAGTCGGAAGAAAGCCTTCTTTCCACATTGAAGCAGGTGTTCAAGAAGAACAAGTTGAAATACCAGAACAAGAAAGTAGTCCGGGCATGGCTGGCCGAGCAGGAAGTGGCCGAATACTGGTATGTGGTGAAGGATGACGGCTTCTGGGCAAAGCTCAAACGAAAGATTTCAGGAATCTTCGGCAAATCAAAACCTGAATACCGTCTGAAGAGTGCCATCTGGTCTCCGTTCCGTGGCGACAAGCTCTACCCTTTCTTCAATGACCAGGGGGATTTGGTGGCCCTGTCCCGTGAATACAAGAAGAAAGATCTGAATGACGTGGAGATTACCTGCTTCATGACCATTACCAAGGACATGGTTTATCAGTGGGAACTGACAAGCAACTGGACTGACAAAGGCTCATTTGCACATGGATTCAAGAAGATGCCGGTGATTTATATGTACCGTCCGGAAGCGTACTGTGAAAAGATAAAGAGCCTCCGTGTAAGACTGGAGAAGCTTCTCTCAAACTATGCAGACTGTATCGACTACCACTTCTTCCCTATCCTCATGCTTTTTGGTAACGTGGAGAATTTCTCAGGTGAGTTCAAGAACCGTGTTGTCGAGCTGACCGGCCAGGGAGCAAATGCCCAGTATCTTACCTGGTCACAGGTACCTGATACTGTCAAGTTCGAGGTAGAAACCTTGCTGAGCCAGATATATGGACTGACCAATACACCCAGAATCTCTTTTGACTCCCTGAAAGGTACAGGAAACGCCGTTTCCGGTGTGACTTTCGATTATGTGTTTATGTCCACCCACCTTAACGTAGAAAATCTGAACGAGATCGTCGGCGAGTTCATGCAACGACGTGTAAATTTCCTTGTCTCCGCGTTGGGTTCCGTGAATTCCACCCTTGAAGAAGCCTCCGAAACCATCGATGTGGATGTGCAGATGCAGCCGTATAAGCTGGAGGACATCAAAGACAAGATAGACACAGCTATCAAGGCCAAGGACGGTGAAATCTGGTCTCAACAGCGGGCCATTACCTTTGTGGGGAACGTGGATGCAGTTCTGGATGAGATTGAAGCCATCAAGGAAGAGCAATCTGAGAAACAGAAGAACGACATCGAGAAGCAGAAACAGCTTTCCTCTCTTAAAAGTTCCAGCAGTAAATCTGAAGAATAGAACAACCCAGTCAGAATATTTACGGGGATAATACAAAACAGAATGATATAAATCTAAAATATTGACTATTTGAGTAGCGGTATCTTTCGAGGTATCGCTATTTTCTTTATCATAGTAAAAACATGAATACTTCTTTGTGATTATTCGTTATTTTACTATATTTGCATCGTAATTAAGTCTTAAACGCTATGAGCTACAAATCAGTTAAAGACGTTGTAACGCTGCTTACTGAAAATGGCTTTTGGTTCGTGAGGCAGAAAGGCAGTCACATGGTTTACACTGATGGTAGCCATGTAGTGATTGTCCCCGACCACGGCAAGAAAGGCGTTGAGAAAGGCACTTATTACAACATTCTGAGGCAAGCGGGGCTAAAATAGCCCCCGCCTCTTTTGTTTAACGATAAAAAGGAGGTCAGTATGAAAACCGTAGAAGTGATTGTAGAACATGCTGGTAATAATCTTAGTGCCTATATTGAAGGTGCTCCGGTGATTACTGTCGGTAACGACGTAAAGGAAATCGAGAAGAACATGAAGGAAGCTGTTGAACTTTACCTGGAGTCATGCAAGGAGATGAACATCGCTCCAGTGGAAATTTTGCAGGGAGAGTTCACATTGAAGTTCAAGATAGATGCTGCCACTTTCATCAACTATTACAGCAGTATCTTTACTAAAGCTGCTTTGAGCCGGATAACTGGAATTAATGAGCGTCAGTTGTGGCATTATGCGGCTGGAGTACACAAACCCCGTAAACAGCAGTTGGAGAAGATTCAGAAAGGTATTAACGCGCTGACAGAGGAACTGGCAGCTATAAATTTGTTATGATTATTAATTAAATATAATGGAGGATAGTACAATGAAAGCAAAAGATGTAAATCCAAGTAATTTTAAGGTTGAGAATGTTGTATTTGAAAATGATGATTTTTCTATAGCGATAGGTATTTGGGAAAATGGGGAAAGAAGAATGGCAATGAGATGGAATGGCTATGGAGATGATCCCGGATACCCAAAATTATTTAAAAATCCAGTCTGGTTCATGGTTGATGACTCTTTAATTTTACCTTTCCTGAATGCTTTGAGGAACGTAAAAGATTCTGACAAAAAAGAAATAGAAGCAGCTATATTGAAATTTTAAAAGTATAATTGAATGATGTTCCAGCGTGATTACCCTAGTAGTCACGCTTTCTTTTTGTCTAAAAACGAACATTCCCCTAATTGTTTCGTATCGTTAGCCTTAAAATTTCCCCTTCCCTTTCTCTATAAGTAAATTTACCGTATGAAATTATTAATCAAACTCATACGGTATGACAATCTTTGAACAAATCTTGGCAGGACTGCAACAGAAATTCGCTGGGGTGGACACTGCCACACTCACCCGTATCGCCACAAAGAAGGCAGAGGGTGTAACGGACGAAACGAAGGTGACCTCCATCGTTGAGGGTATCTCATTTCAGGACGTGATGCAAAACTATGGTGATTTCCGTGCAGGACAGGCGCAGACTTCCGCTGTTTCAAACTACGAGAAGAAGCATGGACTGAAAGACGGAAAACCAATCGAGAATCCGAAACCAGAACCACCGAAACCAAACGACCCTCCAAAGCCGCAGGAGACAGACATCGCAAAGATGATTGCCGATGGCATTGCCGCCGGTATCAAGCCGTTTGCCGACAAGCTGGCCAAAATGGAGGAAAATGAAGCGCAGGCGCAGCGCAATTCTCAGATTTCAGCAGTGGCGAAGAAGTACGGTATTCCCGAATTTATGCTGAAAGACCGCAACATTCCTGAGAACACGGACTTGGATACTTATTTCAAGGACATGAAGCAGGATATGTCTAACAACGGGTTTCAGTTCTCCAAAGCTCCTGAGACTGCCGAACAGAAGCAGGAGAAAGAAGCGAGTGAGTTCGCCAAAATGATTGAGGCGGACACAAAATCTATTGTCGAACAACAAAACAAGTAATTTATGTCAGCAGGATACAAGTATTACATGGAGCCTGAACCGTCCATCGAGGAACGCTATGATGTTTCTACCGGAGTAAGACGCAGAGGGCCTTACAAGCTGGATACGACCAACCTTGTTGCTGGTTCATTTCTTCCATCCTTCACTCCCATTGCCGCCGACTTAGTAAAGAAAACCGCTCAGGTGGCCATCCGTGTAGAAGTCTATGAAAAGTTTACCACCGGTTCCAATACCACTTTGAAGATCAAGAAAAACTCTTTGGCTTATGTGGGTATGCATCTGGGTAATGGTTCTCATGGAGCTACCATCAACAGTATTGACAAATCAGACAAAGCTTTCGATAAGTTGACACTGGCTGCCGACTTTGGCGAAACAGTGGAAGTTGGTACTGTACTCTATGAAGCTACAGCTGTAAGCGGTACTACTCCAAAGGTAGTTGCTAACTCAGCTTTGTACGGAAGAGTACAAGTAGAAGAAGGCGTTGTATTAGTTGCTCTTTTGATGCGAGCATTTGAAATTGAGCCTACCAAATTGGCTATGCCTTTCTCTGACATTGATAAGGCTAACATGCCGCATTTCCAGTTCAACGCTGCAGGCGTGCAATCCCCGGCTGGTGTTTCGTATGAACTGCCAGAAGCTTCTGATTCTGTGATGGGAGGTATTCAGTTGGGATTCTCTCAAAGCGGAAAGAAATATCCAGTAGCATTGGAAGGTGGAAAGGCGTATGTAGAAGTACCTTGGACGGACAATAACACTACCTATCAGGCAGCTAACTCAAGTACCTTGGGATTGGTAAAGCAGGGTGCAAAAGTTGATGATGCAGCAGGTGGTGATGAGAAAGATAAAATTAATGCTCTTCTAGCATCGTTGAGAGCAGCAGGTATAATTGCAAGCAAATAAAGAAAGGAGGACTAATATATGATGCTAACTATTCATACTCTGTTTAACGACCCCAACATCGTTAACGCCGTTATTCAGCGTGTCCTTCAGACTCGTAAGGATACAATCTACTGGCAGCAGTACCTCGATTTCCGTAGAACGACTACTCGTGTGTTCAAGGACTACATCGGACAAGTTACGGGCGTGATGGCCGGTTCTATCAACTCTCGTTATGGTGAGAAGCCTATCCGTGAACGCCGGAATATCGGCTCAGGATATGGTGAAATCGCTTATCTTGGCGATGCTTACCAGATTTCCATTGACCGCTTGTCTGAGCTTCAGGACTTGATTGACAAGTTCAATGCAGCTAAACCTGCCGACCAGGTAGCAGCCATGCAGGAAATCGTGAACTTCATCTATGATGATTACCGTCAGGTACTTTTGGCAGCCCACAAGCGCATGGATATTATTGTAGGTTCACTTCTGATGACCGGAGAAGCAACAGTCAAGAATAAGGATGACAATGCCGGAGGCGTTGACCTTCTCGACATTGAATTGCCGTTCAAGTTCATCAAGCCTGATACTGGTGCGAAGACGAACTTCATCACCTATTTGCAGCAGCAGATTAATGCTCTGAAAGCTGATTATGGAAACTTCCAGAAGATGATTATGTCCCGAGGAACTTTCGTGAAGAATATCATCGGGTCGGCTGAGTTTGGTGACAAGTTCAAGATGCAGCTTACAGGAAATGAAATGTACCTTTCAACCGGTTTGATTACATCTCAACTGGCTTCCCAAGTGTTCACTGGCATCGGGCTTCCGGCCATTGAAATCAAGGAAGATTACGTAAAAGACCAGACCGGAAAGAACGTACAGATTTACGCCGACGACCGTATCACCTTGCTTCCGCAGGATAAGGTCGGTTATATGCGTTTCCACACTCCATACGAAGCAGTGGACGGCGTACCGGGACGTAACTACACCCAGGCAGACGGTGATATGCTTATTTCCGGTTACAAGGACAAGAACGGTCGTTATCTGGAATACACCGCAGAGTGGATTCCTCAGATTACGAACCCGAATCTGATTGTGAACTTTGATTTGTCAACCATGAACGCATGACAGTAAATGACTACATATCACAGAAGTTTCAGACCTTCGGCATCAACTTGTCGGAGGCTGACCTTTTGGAGATAAGTTTTTCTTCAGAAGTAAGCGGAGAGGATGAGATGGGCCCGTCAAACATCGGACTTGTTTCAGTGGCTATGGCGAAGTTCATCCCCTCTCTATTACTCCGTGCCACTTCCATCAGTGAGAACGGTTTCTCTATGTCATGGGATACAAAAGGCGTAAAGGAATACTATTCTTTCTTGTGCAAGAAGTATGGTCTTGAAGATACGTTAAGCGATAAACCTAAAGTCAGATTCCTATGATATTTGCTCCACATACATTACAGGTTAAGGTCTTTACTCCGATGGAAACAGACGAGTTTGGCCGACCTATCCCCGGAACCGGTGGTGAAAGCTGGCAGGACGTGTGTAAATGCCGTTGTGATGATAACTCGACCAAGGAGTTTACTTCGGAGAACGGTGAGGTGTTCCGACCGAATTATCACGTAGTCTGTGAGAAGAAAATCTCACTGAGTGCTGGTGATGAAGTCAGATGTATGGACGGTGAGAATGTCCGTGGAACTGGCAAAGTTTACATGGTGAAGAATACAAACTATTTTGGTTACTCAGAGATATGGATGTGAAGTTTGATTTTTCGGACGTGGATAGCTTTTTCGAACAAGGTTATGCCGAGGTGAAAGCCGTTGAGGAGAAGGTTGGTAAAGAGGCTGTCGATTACGCTGTAAAGAATGGCAACTATCAGAACCGGACTGGAACACTCCGTAAGTCAAATAAGTATTCAGTTGAGGATGACGGATTGGTGATTAGAAACGATGCTGAGTATGCCTCGCACGTCGAATCTAAAGGCTATGAAGTATCAACTGGTGCGGCTCTATACGCTGAGAAACGATTGAAGGAGGAAGTCAAATGATAGTAACTACCGACATCGCGAACATACTCTACCGTGATTGCCAGCCTTTCGGTATTCCCATCGTTCCTCACGGCAAGAAGCTGACGGGCGAATTGAAATCCGAAAGGATTGTCATTCATGCCAAGAAACAACAGCCAAGCAAATATTGGAAGAAATCTTTCGTAGAAGTGAACCTTTGTGTTCCCGACCTGAAAGACGGTGAAGCCAACACCATCCGTCTGAACGAGCTGGAGAAACAGGCGCAAGAATTGTTTGACGGAATAACCGGACGCTATGATGGTACCACCTATCATTATTCCATCGAGTCAATCGGAACTGAGGAGGACACATCCTTAAAGTGTCACTATGTGAATGTAAGAATTTTGTTTGAAGTTTTAAATGTGAAATAATATGGCAGAATCAAAGAAAATCACCGCCGTGAATATCAAGAAACTTTGGTATGGCGAGACAAATGCTATCACAGCAGATTTGACTGGGCAGGCTTTATATACTCTTTTACAAGGTGAAACCTTAAAAGAGGTTAAGAATATCCATCAGGATACATGGACACTTGAAGAAGCGGAAGCAAGCCGCACTAACTACAAGAACCAGCTTACCGGTCAGACTTATCGTAGTGATAAGGAAATGGGCGATGTAACCGTGAACTTCACCATTGGTGAGTACGACTATCCGACCAAGAAAGACCTCATGGGTGGTGATGTAATTAACACTGATAAGGGTTGGAAACGAGCAAGAGGCAAGGTAAACATTGAGAAGTTACTTGTCGCTTTGACTGACGATGACCAGTATTGTGTGATTCCCCGTGCTGACATCGGTGCACGTGAAGCCACAACAGACAAGGCTGTCGGTATTCCTGTAAGTGCGGTGGAACTGGAACCACAAAATGCAGAAGTTGCACCGGAATACTGGTTTGACTCATCTGAAGTAAAAGCAGGTGCTTAATGCCTATCCAATAGGTAGAGATTGAATTCCATAACAGGGGTGGGCTTTATGGCTTCACCCCTTAATTTTTATCTTTTATCAGAATGAATCAAGGAGCAAAAATAGTAACTGAATCCATTATCGGAAGTGATTTCAGAACGGTGTTTGTCGCTGGGAAAGCCTACACGGTCTACCCTCCTACTATCCACAAGCTGGCCGGGGCAATCTCCCATTTGTCAGGCGTACAAGAAGCAGACAATTTGAAAGAAGTGCTTCTCTCCCTTGGAGAAAGCGAGGCTTACAGCAAGGCTCTCTCCTGGCTGATAGCTGGTGACGAAAACTTGAGTGAAGAACTGGCAAAAGGAACATACGAAGAAAACGTAAATGCTTTAGATGAAGCACTCTCTATGATTGACTCAAAGGTTTTTCTCAAAGCTGTCAGCTTGGCGAGGAACGTAAGTCTGCTGGCAGCGAAACCGAGGTCGTAGGAAATGATACTCTCTTGGGACAGATTGCATCGTTCATGGAAAATCTGCATCTGTCATACCGGGAAGTGGTCTATGAGATACCATACAGGAATTTAGTATTAATGCAGCGTGACAAGCTCCATACAGTTACCGGTACCAAGGTTACAAAGGTGAAGGGTAAGGACATGGCTTCGCGCAGAAGAAGAAACAAGAAATAGATATGGCTACACTATACTTTAAAGTCAGTTCTGACTGGGAGCAGGTTGTCAAACTGAGACAGGAATGTGAGAGACTGGAAGCCCAGCTCAAAAAAATGGACGTAAACAAATCCCCTACAGCTGCAAAGGCTTTAGAAACGCAACTGGCATCCACCCGTCAGCAGATGATGGGGCTGGTAACTGAGGCGGCTAAGGCTGGTGCTATGATGGAGAATGATTTGAAGAAAAAACTCAATTCCGCGTCAAAGGCCTCCGATGAACTAACAGAGGAAATAATCAAACAGAGGAAAATCATCCGTGATACGCAGGATGATGTCAGACGGCTGTCTGATGAATATTCAAAGATGAGTAAGTATTCTCCTAATTCAAAAGCTAAATTAGCTGAACTGAATGCAGCTAAAGCAGCCTTGAACGAGCAGAGATATTCCATTGGTGAATTGCAGGACCAGCAGGCCAGAAACAGGCTCGAAGTAAGGAAACTTACAAGAGAGTACAAAGAGTTTGCCAGTGGAACAAACAATGCTGATGAGATAGTAAAATCCCTGACGGATTCCTTGAAGCGTACTGCTTTAGAGATAGGAGGATTGGCAGCAATAAAGAAGTTCGGTTCTGATGTGATTGAAGCAACTGGAAAGATGCAACAGTTACAGGTAGCTCTTTCAACAATCCTTCAGGACAAATCGAAAGCAGAACAACTCATCGCCGATATTGTTCAGTTCGCAGCCAAAACGCAGTTCAATCTTGATGATGTAGCGACCGGAGCAAAACAGCTTTTGGCATACGGTTCCTCTGCCGATAATGTAGTAAATGAACTTTCTATGCTTGGAGATGTGGCTTCCGGATTGCAGATACCTATCGGTCAACTTATTTATCTGTATGGAACACTAAGAACGCAAGGAAGAGCCATGACAGTAGACATTCGTCAATTCGCCGGACGAGGTATTCCAATCTACGAAGAACTGGCCAAGGTATTAGGAGTTTCCAAAGACCAGGTAGGTGAACTTGTGAAGGAAGGTAAGGTCGGCTTTAAGGAAGTTGAACAGGCTTTCAAAAACATGACATCCGAAGGAGGGAAATTTGCCAACCTTATGGAAAGTTCCGCCGGGACGTGGCCCCAACGATTATCGAATATCGAAGATACCCTCTTCCAGAAAATGAATGAGTTCGGGAACAAGTATAAGGAGGTTTTCGAGTTTGGAATCGGTACAGCAGAGGACTTGGTGGAAAGTCTTGATGATGTGTTGTCTATCATGGGCGGACTGATTGCAGCTTACGGAACATACAAGGCCGCGTTGATTACCGCAGCCGTAGCACAGAAGGCGGTCGGATTCGTTGAAAGCATCCAACTGATTGGAATGTACAGAAAGGAATTGGGACTGGCCACCGCCGCGCAACAGGCTTTCAATGTCGCTTCGAAATCCAATGTGTATGTCACTCTGTTGGCAGCTCTTGTTGGAATAGGTACGGCGGTTTACATGTTCACAAAGAGAACCAATGAAGCCACTGTAGCGCAGGAGACACTTAATTCGGTAAACAAAAAGGCCGATGAGGAATTTTCCAAGCAGGCAGCAACAGTTGACAGGTTGTCCGGCGTATTGAAAAGTGAAACTTCATCCATTGACCAGAAGAAGAAAGCCTTGTCAGATTTGCAAACCATCATTCCTTCTTACAATGCCAGTCTTGATGAAGAGGGCCGACTGATAAACAACAACACAGAGGCCATTAAATCCTATCTGACACAACTGGAAAAGCAGATACGGATGAAGGCTGCTCAAGAAGAACTGGAGGAGCTGTATCGCAAAAAACGGACTCAAGAAAAGCAGCAGAAAGTCGCTACGGAGAATTACAATGAGGCTAAATCTTTGTACAATTCATCCGTGACAATGACTGGAAGCGCATTACAAAACAGAGGAGTCAATACAGGTGTGGCCGTATTCTCTCAAAATAGTGCAGTAAACAATCAGCTCAAAGATAGTGCGAATAAGGCCAAGAAAGAATTAGATTCCGTAAACAAGGAATTAGGCGAAACGGTTTCTGCTATCAAAGAATTGGAAAAAGAGATTGAGAAATCTTCTTTATCCGATAAAAAAGAAGCCCAACATTCTACAATATCTGAAGAAGTAGAAAATGCCACCATACGTATCAAGACACTCAAACAAGAGATTGCCGACCTTCGTAGCGGAAAATTACAAGCAGAAGCTGGTAAAACCGTAGAATCTGCTATCAAGGCAAAGGAAAAAGAGTTGCAGAGCGCAGAAAAAACCTTGGAAACACTTACTGGTGTCAGCCACAAATCAGAAAACAAGAAGGTCGTAGATAATCAGCAAAATCTTTCTGATGAACTTCTACAACTCATAAGAGCTAATCAGCAGGAAGAAATCAACCTGATGGAAGAAGGTTCTGAAAAGAAGCGCAGACAAATTGAGCTGGATTACCAGCGAGAAATCGATGAAATTAGGAAACAGCGCAAAAAATGGGAAGATGCGCAAGGAGGAAAGCTTACGTCTGAACAGCGGGAAGTATTAGGAAGTCGTGCGTCTAATGCCATGACGTCGCGTGAAAAAGGTCTGGCCGAAATTACAGAAACTGAAAATCAAGCTGCAATCGAGGCCAACGAACGTTACCTGAAAAGCTATGGTACATTTTTGCAGAAACGTGATGCTATCATAGCCGAGTACACCCGTAAAATCTCGGAAGCTACTACTCAGGGAGACAAGGACATACTCCAGAAAGAAATGGATAAGGCCCTCTCCTCTCTTGACCTTGAAAAGCTGAAACAGGGAATCAACTGGGAACTTGTCTTCGGTGACTTGGACAAGGTATCCAAAGAATCCTTGAACAAGGTAAAGCAGCAGCTTAGGGACTTCAAGAACTCCGAAGAATACAAGAACATGGCCGTTGACCAGAAGAAGGTTATTGACGAGGCGTTGAACAAAATCCAGTCAACCCTTATCGACAAAGGAGGATTGCTGGCCGACCTACCCGAACAGTTAAGCGAATTGGCCAAGGCACAGGAAGAACTGTCACAAGCTCAGGAGGAATACAACGAAGCCATGAGAAGCGGAACAGATGAACAGAAGGAAGCGGCCACGAAGAAACTGAATGATGCCCAGAAAAGACAGCAGAACGCTCAGGTCAATGTACAAAAGTCAACAGATAAAACGACAAGCAACCTTGTCACATTGTCGAACGTCATTACCCAGCTTGGTTCAAATTCTGAAATTTCACTCTCTCAGGTCGGTGATTTGGCCGGAAATATAGTAGACATATTTGCAGAAGAGAGCGAGAAACTTGGAGGTATAATTGGAGCTGCATTTTCTCTTTTAGATGCCATCGGGACACAGGGGTTGGATGGTTTCGTAGGTAACATATTCAGTAGTGTCTTTAAGTCTGTAGGTGGAATATGGGATACCCTGACTTTCGGCGGATTCAGCAAACTCTTCGGTATTGGAGGAAACGAAAAAGAGGTGCAGGATACCATCAACAGACTCACGGACAGAAACGAAAAGTTGCAGTCTGCCATCGAATCCCTTACAGAAGAAATGAAGTCCAGCAAGGGAAGCGAGAAATCCGTAGCAGAGTACAATAAAGCCATCAAGTATCAGGAGGAATACAACAAGAATGTCCTTTCAAAAGCGCAGGCCAATGCTGGCTATCACAGTAAACATCATAGCTGGGCCTATTACATGGGCTGGTCGGAAAGTGACATACAATGGATTCGGGAAAATGTCATGGCAGAGTTCACAGGTACAGATTCCTTGTGGCAGATGTCTCCGGAGCAGATGGACTTATTACGTCAGAATGTAGACTTGTGGCAGAAAATGGCTGATTCAGGGAAAGGAGGCTATGGAAATAGTGTCGTTGATGCACTAGGTGAATATGCAGATCTGGCCGGAAACCTCGAAGAACTGAAAGAGGGCCTTTTCGAACAGCTTACCGGAATAAGTTTTGATTCCATGTATGATAGTTTCATCGATACCCTTATGGATATGGATGCATCGGCGGAAGATTTTGCGGATAACCTATCCGAATACTTTATGCGTGCCATGCTTTCAGATAAAATCGGTAACATGTACAGCCAGAAGCTGGAAGACTGGTGGAACAGATTCGGTGAAAGTATGAAGGACGGAAACCTGAGTGAGAGTGAACGTAATTCACTCCAAAACGAATATATGGGGTACGTGAATGAAGCATTGAAACTACGGGATGAACTTGCCGCAGCTACCGGATACGACAAGGCTGGCAGCAGTTCCAAGCAGTCGGCCTCCAGCCGCGGATTCGGTACAGAAATGACGCACGAGGATGCCGGGGAACTGAGTGGGCGGTTTACAGCCGTGTATGAGTCCAATCTTCGTGTTGAGACGGCAGAACAGCAGCAAACGGTAGCTATTACCGAACTGCGAGGTTCCATCGGCTCCCTGACATCACAAGTAACCGGTCTGTACAACATTGCCGACGAGACACGTACCATCCTGGCCAATTCCTATCTGGAGTTACAGCAAATCAGAGAGAACACAGGCGAAATTGTCAAACCTATCAAACAGATGCAGGCCGACATTGCCGAAGTGAAACGTAATACAGCAAGATTATGACAGGAGATTTATTTATTAACGGGAAGGATGCCTGGAGCACATGGGGTGTCCGCATGGGTGACGGTTTTCTCGATGCTATCGACGGATTCAATCAGATGAAAGACTACATTGAAGATGAGAGCCGTCTGGAGCACGGGAAGCGAATAATAACCGAAAATGCAAAAGTAGCATCGCGTGAAATCACTCTCCAGTTCACAATAGAAGGAGGCTCAGAAGGTGACTATCGGACAAAGAAGAAAGCCTTTCAGTCAGAACTGGAGAAGGGAGCCGTAAACATCAAAATCCCCGCTCTTGGGAGCGAAGTCTTCAAGCTGGTTTACCTGGGGAAAAGCATCTCTTACGGGTTAAGTATTGACAGGTGTTTCGGTAAGGTTTCAAGTAAGTTTTGCGAACCGAATCCCATGGACAGAAGCGAATAACAAACATTTCCTTTATTGTTTCAAATGGAAGTCCGGATTTTTAGGGCTTCCATTTGTTATTTATGAACTTTGGGGATATGATTGAAATTAAGGACATATCCGGAAAAACAAGGTTCTCTACCCCTATCAACAAAGGGGCGAAGGGAAAGTTTACACTGATGAAAGAGGACTACATCGTTCTCCCCTTTTCCGTGCCTGAACCTATATATTTTAAACTTGGTGACTATGTAGACCTTTCTGGGGTTCTGGATGATTCTCTGGGCGGATTACTTTCAAAAGTATATGAGGTAACTGACTTGCAGAAACCTTCTTTCAATGCTTCTACCGCTGGATATGATTATGAGCTGAAACTGGATGCTTACTACTGGAAGTGGAAAAACAAAATTTTCAAATACACTCCTGAACATGCTGGATATGAAGCGTCATGGTCTCTCACCGCAGCCCTTGATGTACAGCTTGGTGTGTTCTTACGTAACCTGAAAGCTTTGGGATATACCTATAAGGGAAAAGAATTCGTATTTGAAATAGATTCAACAGTAGAGAATAAGGCAGTTGCAATCACGTATGACAATATGAACCTGCTGGATGCCTTATTCTCAATGGCGGGTGAGGATAAGTGGAACTGTGATTGCTGGATAACGGACAACGTAATTCATTTTGGGCGAAACGAATTCGGTGATGCCGTCAAAATCGAGTTAGGGGTTGAAGCGTCTGCCATGACTCGCAGTGAGAGCAAAGGCACTTATGCCACCCGCATTTATGCATTCGGATCTACAAGAAACATACCTGAGAACTACCGTCCCATTGAAGAGCAGACGGTAGTAAACGGAGTTGTGCAAAGACGACTTATGCTTCCCGCTGGTACGCCATACATAGATGTGTATCCTGACATGAGCCAGGAAGAAGCAATTGAAGACATCGTGGTATTTGACGAGGTATATCCCCGACTTGAAAATACGATGTCAAGTGTATCTACGAGGACGGAAACCGTTACAAATGAAGACGGAGGTCAGGAAACCGTGACTTACTATCGCTATCGTGATACTGGCCTGAATTTCTCCAAGGACTACATACTTCCGGGACAAGAGCTGACAATTATCTTTCAGTCCGGCAAAATGAATGGATTGGAGTTCGGTGTTATTTTTGACCCGGACAACAACGGAAGCCAGCTTTGGGAAATTGTCCGCAGCGAAGACTACGGACGTCCATTGCCGGATGATACCATATATCCTGAAAATGATGACAAGTATATCCTTTCCGGTTTTGATCCAAAGTTTGTTTCTGTACAAATGATTCCGGACGCGGAGCAGGAACTGAAAGAGAAGGCACAGAAGATAGCAGACCAGCGAAAAAAGGACGATGGTACATACTACACTACCCTCCGGTCAGAATGGGTTAATGAAGACAAGCTGAAACGCTTTTTCGAGTTCGGGCAAAAGATAAACCTGGTCAATAAAGCCTTTTTTGAGAATGGCCGTGAAAGCCGTGTTCTCGGATGGGAGTTTAACCTTGACATTCCATGGGATTCTCCGGTATATACTATTGGGGAAAGTATGCCCTACTCTCGCCTTAATGATGTGGAAGAGAAACTGGAGTCGATTACGTATAAAGGGCATACTTATGTTGGAGGCGGAGGAAGTAGCATATATGTGATTAAGACCAATGATTCTACTGCCCCATCGGACAGTAACGTATTTTCGGCAAAACGGTCACTTGCAACATTATTGAGAAAGGACAAGGAAGACCAGACAAACTATCTCATTAAGCTTCTTGGCGGTATCATATCTCCTTTCCTGGAATCAATTGACTTCGTGACTGGTATGATGGGTGCTGGTATGTCATTCTCTTCAGAAAAGGGCGGCGAGTCTGTCGGATGGATTGACAAACTGTACGTGCGCAAGAAAGCTATCTTCCAGTTACTTTCAATAATGGAGACCGAGCTGGCCGGAGCTTCCTTCATGTTCAACGCCAGCGGGGCCAGAGCAACGATTACTAAGGTCGAGTTTATAGAAAAAAAGGGAATTCGTTTCAAGGATGGTAAAGGAGTCAAGTTCTCAGACGGGAAAAGAGGTTACTCATCTCCTGGAACTTATGGTTCTGTTTATCGCTGTTACTTCCTTGCAGATGATGGTGAGAAAGCCATAGAAAATCGTTTTAAGCCAGGGAATTTAGTACGCTCACAGTCCTTTAATATTAAGGAAGGCGCGTATGACGGCGTATCCAATCACTATTGGTGGCGTCTGGTGGAAAATGTTGGTGATAACTGGATAGATGTATCCGTGAATCATTGTGACGAAGGAAGCGATATACCCAAAGTGGGTGACGTGATGGTACAACTTGGAGACATAGCCGACCCGGACTATCAGGCTGCAATCGTGTTGTCTGCATACGGAGACGGTGCGCCTTCTCTTACCTTCTATCAGGGGATAAATTCTTATTCATTAAGCGAGAGAGACATACTTACGGCAAGGTATGACCAAGTTACGAAAGAATGCCGATTCCAAATCGGCCATGAAGGAAAGAATGGCTGTTTCCTTTATTCACCATCAAAGGGATTGCGTGTTGAAGGAATGATTGAAGTACTGGGCGGTAACGGTATGTCAAACTTTGACGATGCTTTGGACTTCGCCGAACAGGTGAATGACCGTATGGCCCAGTATATCGGATATGATGGATGGGAAAGCCTGGTTGGTGAAGCGCTGGCAGGTAGGACTATAATAAAAGGCGGGGTTATCAATACGGACTTGATAAATGCGGCTGTCATCATCACATCGAAATTGATTGCCGGTGCCATCAAAGCCAAGAAACTTGAAATTGGTGATGGGAAAAAAATCTATTCAACGATAGATACGGATGGAAGAGCAACATTTGTTGATGTTACAGCTATTAATGGATATTTTGAGGACGTGCTTATGCGCGGCTCCCTTAGAAGTCCATTTTCCAAGGTATCCGATTCATTTAACACGAACTACAATGATAACATCATTATTGAAGGTGGAGGTTCCTGGACAAAGGTATATTCAATACCAACAGGAAAAGAACAGATAGGAAGAAAGATTACCGTATGCTGCATTGGTACAGGAGAGGCGTCAATCTCATCAAGTAATGCAAAGTTCTACGAATATGGAAGAAGTTACAATGAGTTGATATTGAACAAGGAGATAGTTCAGCTGATTGGCTATGGTCTTGGTGATATATTCTACGGTTGGATTGTCACATGCCGGGAGGACTTGGATGTCAACTACGCAATGGGGCGTCCTGATAAGGTATTGGCCAGAGGTTATGTTGATTTAAGAGATGATTCAAAAAAGTATTACACATTCGATGGCAGTACATTGTCATTTACCAAAGTATCCAGCAAAGAATATAGAGTAACCATGCCAACCCAGTGGGGCACAGTTAAAGATGAATATATGGTAATGGTCACTCCGATGATGAGAGTCGGACTTTCATCCGGGACATATTACGTAAGCATCGAAAGTGATACGGAATTCTCCCTGAATTACATGGCATATGGTACCGGTCAGGGAGGTGCTTTCTTCTTTGAAGTAAAAAGAATGGGATTTTATTAGTTATAGACAAGGCAATTATAATCTATACAGCGTTGGAAACATCATTAATAACTATAAATTAAAAACAATTATGGCAGCAGAAGAAGATTTTGTATTAAGCTTTACAGGTGAAGAAACTGACAATCTATTGAAACATACAGAAAGTATGAAGAATCAGACAACGGAAGAAGATGGTGAAACGGTACAGGTGTACGATACAAACGGCGTTCCGCATAAAGTGTCGAAAACGGAGCTACTGAAGAAGTCTACACTGGCTCTTCCAGCTTTGGAAGACATCTCCAGTTTTGTGGCCGTGAATGCCGCCGGAAATGCAATCGGATTGATGACAAAAGAACAGGTTGCGTCAGTTCTGGCGGAACTTATTGGAACGGCTACTTTAAAAAATGATGGATTAATGTCAAAATCAGGTTTCCTGAGTGCCATTGGATTAAATTTGGAAGGTGATGTCAATAACGTAAATAACGGAGTTTATAAATTTGACTCACAACAGGACAATATGCCCGTGAATTATGGCATATTAGTGGCATTTTCTTGCGACGGATGGATTCGTATGCAATTATGTGCAGGTGGAGATAATGGATTAGCATATATAAGAATGCATTATAATAGTTGGACATCATGGAAACAAATTTAAAATGAAAAGCTGTCTGAGTCAGATAGATCAAGAAAATACAGATAGCTATTTTCGCATAAAAGCTGGAGAAGGTACAAATCCTGCATATATTTTTGTAACTGTATTGGGTATTAAATAGCCGTAGTATAACATGCGTTATATGGCAATGCTCTTCCATTCATTCCACTTCCCGTCAACATGATTGTAAGATCTAACCATTAAAGAATAGCCACCATAGGACATTGACTCCTGAATGCATGAATCGCCACATTGAATCGAGAAAAATGGGCCAGCTTGTGGCGTATTAGAATAAGTCGTATATGTGCCCACTTCATTAATATCGTGATAATTACCTTTTTCGAGAAACCCAACTCCCATCAGTTCCGCCAGGACTTATGGGTATGAATGAAAACAACTGAAATAAAGAAAGCTGTATTGAAAATTATTTGACTGGTAGAAATTGGGTAGAAAATAGTAACTAGCTTGCTTATTCTACCCGGCTTCTACCAACTTACTGACAAGGCGTGTCAGTCGATTTGAAACCTTTTATTCTTTGTTCGTTTTTATATCATTTACCTTCGCTGAAAAAGGATGGTAAATGAGTAGTTTTGTGTGTGAAATAGTAGTTACGCCCATGAGCGTGTTCCATTAAGTTGGGATGCGCTTGTGGGCATTTTTTGTTTAATCTAAAACCTTAGTAAGATGAAAAGATTCGTTTTCATGATGGTCGCACTGCTGATGTGCGTAGTGAGTGTTTTCGCGGAGACTTCCGTTAGTGTAGAACCTTCCGTTCCGGAGTTCCTGACCGGATTTGCCAGCTTCACCGGGCTTGTTACGGTCGTGGTTCCTGCTGTAGTAGGATTTATCGCTTCGAAGCTATCCAATCCTATGAATAAGTGGGTGACTATGTGGGTAACTGCTGTAGTTGGTGTAATCGTTACCTTCTTCAGTTGGTGGATGAATCTCGGTTTCCCTCCGGCAGATGCAAGCGTCTGGGTTGTGGTGATTGATGCGTTGTTTGTCGCCCTGGCATCTACTGGTATCGTGTCGGTTGTAACAAGTGAATGGCTGTCCAGGTTGTTCGGTGGTAAGGTAAATAAGAAGTGATGCAGAACCTTATAACCGTCATAGCCCCGCAGATTCTTGTTGCCGGGGCTTACTCCTTTGTAGGAGAGATAAGAAGCGTTGTCTTTGAGCTTCGCTGGATGCTGGTCTTCATTGTAGCCATGATTATAGCGGATTTTGTCCTTGGTATCATTGACAGCGTGGTCAAGCGAGGAGAGGATTTCCGCTTTTCCAGAGCAGGCCGCCGAACGATGTGCAAGTTCATCGAATATAATTCGTATTTAGTGTTGGGATTCGGTTTTGGTGTTGCTATTCTCCAGCCTGTAGGTATTTGTTCCTATACGACATCGTCAATGTGCGGACTGGGGATAGCTATTGTATTTGAATTTGATTCAATCATGGAACATGTATGTGAAATTCACGGAATCAAGAACAAGGTTTCCATTAAGCGCCTGCTGGTGGGCTACATTAAAAAGAAGTACACAACGGCTGGCGAAATTATCGAAAAAGTTACAAAGGATGAAGAAGACAGATAGACGCCTGATAGCGGAAATCATCTACTCCGTAATCATAATATTACTTATGACAATAAGTTTCATGACCTAGTTGATATGAGAAAGATAAGGATAGGGAAAGATATATACTTCACCTGGCAGATACTCACGAACAAGGAGCCTGTTCCACTGGAAGGAAGGGACTTGAAACTCATGCTGAAGAATCCTCTAGGCAGATTTCTCGATTTCCATTTTGAGATATACCAGGGAAACAAGCTGAAATTTACTTTTCATGGAACGGACCACAAACACCTTGGTACGTATTCGCTGACTTTGTGGGAGAACTATGGTAAGGAAGGACAGACTGCCGTTGACATGTGTGAGGCTTTCAGGCTTGTTGCAACAACTTGTGAAGAGGACAGCATAAGTGTCCCTAACCTTGAAATGGCCACCGTCAACCTTGGTGCTTCTTCCATTGACATATCAACCGGTGGAAGCATTCCCATTCCTGATGCGCCAAAAGACGGGAAGATATACGGCCGGAAGGATGGAGAATGGGAGGAGATAACAGAAGCAGTATGGAATGAAGAAACAAACAGTTAAAATCAGACTTTTATGGCAACAACAAAATTTAAATTCTACAGGGGCTTAAAGGCCCGTTATGATGCAGCGTCAAAACATCTGGATGCTATCTATTTTGCAACCGACACCAAAGAACTGTTGATGAACGGTGTGAATTATGGAGGAAGCGGTGTCACAGATGTCAGTTTTGACAAAGGCAGCAATAAACTTATCGTTACCAAATCATCAGGCAAGACCGAATATGATCTGACGGAACTCATCAGGTTCAAGACATCATTGCCAGACAGCCTTGCCACTCCTTCGAAACTGGGAGGTCTTCCGGCTGGGACAAAGGTCGAGACCTTGAAGACAAAGACGCTGAGCCAGATTTTCGAGGATATTCTCTTTGAGGAAATCCAGCCGACGGTACAGGCACCAAGTGCAACAATATCATTCAAGTCTCCTTTTACCGCCAACAAGATTCTGGAGGTTGGTGAAAGCGCACCTACCTCAGAACAGATTCAGACAGGATTTAACCGTGGTAATTGTACGGTTGTTGGCCAGGCAAACAAGAACCGTGCAGGAGAACTTATCTCCGATGACCAGTCTTTCATCTATGTAGGAAACAGTACAAGCAACAAGACATTGCCGACGAAAGTTACACTCGGTACGATGCAGTACAATTACCAGGCTCATCATGGCGCAGGTGACACCTTGCTCACTTCAAAAGGAAACAAGGCGACCGTGTCCCCTAATCCGCTTCCTGAAGGTACTGTGAAATCAGGTGCTGTCTACCTTTATGGTACCTATCCGTTTTACTGTAATGGTTCTTCAGCTTCTACCTCTGCCGGAGATACCAATTTCCCGTCTGCCGCAGCTCCTGATACAAAGCTTCCGCTGCAGAAATGGACTGATACATTAATTGGAGCGAAATTTGCTTCTGAAGCAGCAACCGGAACCCGCCTTGAATTCTACTTCCCTTCAGAAAAGAATGTGTCAAAAGTCGAGTTCTATAATACGGTGTCCGGAAAGTGGGAAGTCTTCGGAACGGACAAGTACACCGTATCTGATGCAGGAAACAAGACCGTACAAAGTGTTCAGATTGCATACAAGAAGCTGACAACGACAGGTGCCATGTCCGGTGCATTACAACTTCGCTTCACAGTTTCCGATGCCGGGAAAAAACTTGTAGACGAGCCGGACACATATAATGGCGAGGAAATTACGGATGAAGTGATAGCCATGCTTGCACGAAACAGCCGTGAAGTTCCCTTTGCCATGCCGATGAACAATGTCATGCCGATGGCTTCGACAACAGGAAACCGTCCTGCGGGTGTTGCTTCCTTTGCCGTGAACTTTGAGCCTGGAGGACAGGCGCCACTGGATGCCCGTCAGCTTGTTCCAAACAAGAAAGACCTTATTGCCGCAGCTACCTATTCAGGAAAGAATACTTATAACGGCATGTTGGTCGTTGTTGGAGATAACGGGGACGGCAAACCGGCTCTGTATGTCCTGAAGGACATGACAAAGATTACCCAGGCTGATTATGGCGGATGGATTCGTCTTGACGTCGGTGCACAGACACTCATCCAGATTATCAATGACCTCACAACGGGCGGGACTAATAAGGCACTTTCCGCCGAGCAGGGTAAAGTTCTGAAAGGTCTGGTTGACACACTGACAAACAAGGTCAACGCGCTTGGTGCCGTATATGTGCCAAAGGGTACTCTGGCAGACCTTAGTGCCCTGAAAGGGGTGTCTTCTGTATCGAAAGGCCACGTATATAACGTTACGGCAGAAGTTACCCTGAACGGCAAGAAATATCCGGCTGAAACGAACTTCGTCTACATCGGAGAAACGGCCAATCAGGCAAGTGTGGAAACCAACTGGGATTCCTTGGGTGGTACGGTCGATTTGACAGCGTATGCAAAGAAAGCTGACCTCGAAGGATTTCTTACCGAAGAGGATTTGGCTGGATATGCCAAGGCTGTAGATGTGGCGAACACCTATGCCACAAAAGCTGCACTGAGTGAGGCTATCGAAGGGCTTTCCTCCACTTATGCGACCAAGGCTGAACTGACCAGCTATGCAACGAACGAGACTCTGAAGCAGTATGCCACTAAACAGGATCTTGATGATGCGTTTGCATGGAATGAGGAAACCGAGTAATAATATGTGGGGGCTTTGTATCAGAGCCCCCCATAAATCCCAATGACATGGCGAAAAAGAGATTCAACAATTATTTGAAATATGCCACCTTCAAGAAAGAACTGGAAGCCGGTAACATATTGCCTGATTCCGTTTCCTACATCAAGGAGATACGGGCTATCTATACCCATGGGGAATATTATGGCAATGGCTGCATATCCAGCGTGAATGCTGGTACGGGTGAGGTCAGTGCCGAGCTTCTTCCGAACGTGTTCCATGTGTTCGGAGAAGTATCCGTACTTAACGTCACATTTGGAAAAGGCTTTCCAGGCATTGCCAATGAGTACATGTTCCAGTTTTCAAGTGGTGTTACGCCTACCGTCCTGAATCTTCCTGAAGGTGTGAAATGGATAGGAAGCAGTGTTGTCAGGGCCAACAGGACGTATCAGGTAAGTATTCTTAATAATCCTTAATTCCGCAACACTATTATAAAATATTTTCTTTAAGTACCTGAGCAACAAA